TACATTCAGGCTGTGTGTGTAGATCCGTCTGCCGCGTCTTTTATCGAGACCATCCGACGGCACGGCAGGTATCAGGTCATCCCCGCCGACAACGACGTTCTGAACGGGATCCGCTGCGTAGCTTCCATGATGCAGGCCGGACTTGTCCGGATCCATGAAAGCTGCACCGATTCCCGCCGGGAGTTCGGCGCATATTCCTGGGACGACAAGGCCAAGGAGGACAGGGTCGTGAAAGAGAACGACCATGCCATGGATGATATCCGCTATTTCTGTTACACGATATTCGCCCCGCTCATCCGCTGGGCAGATTGGAGAGCCAAGTAATGTTTGACAAACTGCTTTCGTGGCTGCGGGAGAAGGCCCGGCTCTGGTTCGGGGAGGACACTCCCATCAGCGTCAGCGTGTCTGCCCCCATGGAGAGTGCCATCACCCTCTGGGCACAGATGTACGATACCGGCGGCCCATGGTGTCACGGCGGCAAAGACCCGCTGCACAGTCTGGGCCTGCCGCAGAGCATTGCCGCCGAGCTGGCCCGGCTGACCACACTGGAAATGGAATGCCTTGTCTCCGGCAGTGCCCGGGCGGACAGCATCAATGCGCTGCTCAAACCCTTTATTGCAGACCTGCGCATTCCCGTGGAGTACGGCTGTGCCCTTGGTGGGGTACTGTTCCGGCCCTATCTCGACCCTGAGGGCCGCATCCAGATTGATGTGGTGCAGGGGGATTGCTTCTGTCCCACCCGCTTTGATAGCTCCGGACGTATGACCGGGGCTATTTTTTACGATCATCTTGTAAGGGGTGGCCGCATCTACACCCGGCTGGAAAACCACGAGTTTTCCGGCGGGAAATATACCGTCACCGTCAAGGCGTTCCGTTCCATGACAAGCGCTGACATCGGTGTCGAAGTTCCGCTGACCGACGTTGCGGAGTGGGCTGCACTGGCCCCGCATACGGAGTTCACCGGCGTGAGCAGGCCGCTGTGGGGCTATTTCAAGGCTCCCAAGGGCAACGCCGCTGACCGGCATTCCCCGCTGGGTGTCAGCGTGTACGCTCCGGCAGTGGACATCATCCGGGATGCAGATGAGCAGTATGGCGCACTGCTCTGGGAGTACAGCGGCGGCCAGCTGGCTCTTGATGTAGACCAGACCGCCCTGCGCCCGGGCTCTGACGGCGGTTCCACGATGCCCCTGCGGGAACAGCGGCTCTACCGCAACTGGATCAATGGCAGCGTCTCCGGTGGTCGGAACCTTTACGAGGTGTTTGCCCCCACCCTGCGGGATGAGAGCTATCGCAAAGGGCTGGATGCCATGCTCAAGCGCATCGAATTCCAGTGCGGCCTTGCCTATGGTACTTTGTCTGATCCGCAGAACGTTGATAAGACCGCTGAGGAAATCCGCAGCAGCAAACAGCGCAGCTACACCACCGTGAAGGACTTGCAGCGGGCCCTCGGCACAGCACTCACCGATCTGGTCTATGCTGTGAACGTCCTGCTGGATGCCGCATGGCACAGCGGTGCGTCGGTTCCTCTGCCGGGCGAGTGCAATGTAACCTTCGATTTCGATGATTCCATCATCTCAGACCCCAAGGAGCGCAAGCAGATGTTTTGGGGATACGTTACCGCCGGGAAGTTCCCGTTCTGGCGGTATCTGGTGGAGTTCGAGGGATACAGCGAGGCAGACGCAAAGGCCATTGCCGCCGAAGCCGATGCCGAAAACAAGCAGCCTGAGCTGAACTTCGGCGGGGGTGCCTGATGCTGGCCCCGGACTATCTCGACCACGCACCCGACCGGCTGGTGCTTTTATTTCAGCAGGTCGAGGATGATATCCTGCGGGACGTGGCCCGGCGCATCTCCAAAATGGAAGCCCTGACCCCCACGGCAAACTGGCAGCTGTGGCGGTATGAACAGACCGAAGCCCTCCGGCAGGACGTGGTAAAGAAGCTGGCCCGCTACACCGGCAGGAGCGAAGCCGAGATCCGGCGGCTCATGCAGGAAGCGGCCACCCGGGCCATGGAAAACGAGGACGAGATCTACTACCACTACGGCAAGGAGCCCACACCCTTTTCCGAGAATGCCACCCTGCAGGCCCTGCTCAACGCTGGCTATCAGCAGACGGCGGGAACCTTCCACAACCTGACCGCCACCACGGCCAACACCGTCAGCGGCCAGTTTGAAGCCGCTCTCGACCGTGCCCATCTCAAGGTGAGCAGCGGCGCGTTCGACTACAAGAACGCCGTCAAGAGCGCGGTGGACAGTCTGGCCGACACCATGAAATACGT